ATAAACCCCAGCAGCATCTCTTTTTCCCATAACCTTAGCTCTTTGTTCCATAGCTATGGCTGCTTGTATTTTATGAGCCTTCGATCTGCCACTACCTTTAATCCTACTAACACTTTTTGTTGCATCTTCTTTTGTTGCAAACTTCAAACCCTTTATAGTGCCTTTAGGGTTTTCATCCGTATACAGGTCAGAATGTTTCTTAGACCTTGCGGGTTGTCCTTTTTTTCTTGGTATTCTTGGCTTTGACGATTGTTTTAACATTAGTAGGTTTACCTCCTGGATTCCCTGCAGCCCTCTTTCTTTGAACCGCAGACTTTCTTTGTGCTGCAGTCATGGATTTAGCTTTAGCTCTTGGTACGCATTTAGGGTAAGCTCTTTTACTATCTTCTTTAGTAGATTTTCTACCGCAAGCCTGATACTTACCTTTCTTTTTGGGCGCACCAATGTCCACCCAATCTCCTTTAGAACCTTTACCAAACCACTCTTTAAGAGACATTATGAATAACCCCCACCTCTCTTTTTGTAAGTCTTTACTAACCAAGCATTTGCATATGCTGAAGGGTACACATCAAATTTACGTTTAGCTTCAGCTTTTACACTAGCGTACAAAGAAGGGTTACTAGGTTTAGAGCCTGATTTTTTAGCAGATTTCTTCTTTTTAGTTCCAACAGAACCACCTCTTTTAAGTTTCTCTACCTTGGCTTTTTGCATAGCCCCCATTCCACGACTTGGCATCATGCTCTAGTTTTCCCTCTTTTAGCTATACCATCACGTTTGTTTTTAGCTACTCGCTTAACACCACCTGTATTGCTACCTTTAGCCTTAGCTTTAACTAATTTACCCGTGCGCATTTTAATAGGACCACCTTTAGCCATAGGTTTAACTGCCCCACCTTTAGCCATTTTCTTGTTCTTTATTTTTTCTATAGCGCCACCAATAGCGTAACCTTTTGCCATGCCACCACCACGCATTTTTAAAGATCCACCTTTAGCCATTTGTTTGACTGCTCCGCCTTTAGCCATACTTTTCTTGTTACGAAGCATTTTAAAGTCCTCCGAATCAATTTTGTTATTTTTGTTCATGTCCATCTTTGTTTGATTTCCAGTTAAACCACCTACTCGCATCTTTTTCTCTTTTTTATTTCTAGTTGATTGTTCATCAGCGTAAGTAGATCTTCTTGAGTCAGGTTTAAATTCAAGTTTAGTTTTTTTTGGGTCATCACCAAACGATTCCGTTAGCTCACCCCCATGTTTTCTTTTTCTTTTCATTACTATCGGCATGACTTTACTCCTTATACAAATTGTTAAATGTTACTTCTGGGTCCATATAACTATCGTCTTGCTCTGCACAATGTGTAAATTGTGTAGGTCTAAAATCTGGTGCGCCTTCTCCTGTAACCCATAGCGCAGGGCTTGTTACTCTAACTCTATTGTTAGGTAATGCTACCATGTTACCTTTCCATTGACCATCAGTTAGCACCATAACGTGACTCTGCTTGTGTTGGGCTGGACAGTCTGCGATTTCGCTTTCGGTGTAGTCCACAGTGAAGAGATATCTCGCTGTATGAAACTCTCCTGCGATTTTTGCAAGCCATGGGCTTGGTTTACATCTGTCGAGCGATATGATTGAGTGCGTGTGTGACGGGCAGTCCCATGGTTGTGCGAGGTGTGTTTCCATTCTTTCAGGCCATTCATCCATTGGGATGTCCCCGCAAAGTCCTGTGAGGGGCATCCTTGCCCACATTGCCCCACCATGCGGGTTACTTTCCCCGTCTGCTTCACATCCTGTGAAGATAATTTGGAAGCTGAGGCAACGATCTGGCATGGTTGTAACAGCCACTGCCAATCCGTGAACAAACTCCCCGTGATATTTTTGATGCCCATGTGTAAACTCTTTTCTAATCCATACTTTTGTGTAAGGGATATTACTTATCAAATGTGCCATTGATAACCTTTCAGTCTATATAATCGTACCCCTAGTTTTACCTTTCTTTGCTATTCCGTCAATTCTTTTCTTTTTTACATGCCCGCCTATTCTAAACTTCTTTTTGCCGGGTAACCCTTTGTTTAATAAAGTAGTAGGATTAATTCCACCAGCCCTACCCCCACCTCTTTTACGCTTTTTTTCTTTAGCTTCTTTTTTGTTTGCCTCTCTAGCTTTTTTAAGCAATCTCTCATTGTCTTGTTTTGTGTTTTCGCGAATTGAATCTAAAAATCTGTCTGTGCGGCTTTTGACGGGATTGTTTTTAGTCTTTTCGTACTCTTCAAATGTTATACCTTTAGTCTTGGGGTTGTTTAAAAACTTACCCATCCTTTCACGTTCTTTTTTATCGTATGTATTAGCCATTATTTACCCCAAAAAAATTGTTGTACTGTAAGCACAAAAGCAGCAACAGCCCCTCCTGCACCCGCTGCCCACATTAAAGTTCTCCAACCACCTTTAGCTTCAGACAACATCTTGTCTATATTAGCTAAAGACTTTTTAATCTGTTCAATATCTGCTTTCATCTCATCCATATCATCTTGAATGTGTTTAATCTCGTTAGCTTGTACAGCTACTTCGCTTTTAATATCTTTTTCCATTAGCACTTCCATCTCTTTCTGGCTTGCCGTAAACGACTATTTGGGTTTTTAGCAGCTTTCGGAAATTGTTTCATCTGTCCAGCAGAACGAGCGCAGAAAGACTTACGTCTTTTAGCGTCCTTAGAACCTTTTTTAACTTTACCCGTAACGGCTGTTTTTAACTTAGAACCGGGGTTAGCTCTACGATAAGCAGCTACTCCCTTTTTTGTCATACCAGCCCCCTGTTTAGTCTTGCGAAAATTGCCAGACTTCACAGAGGTCTTGATTCCCATGCCTTTAGACTTAGCCACAATATAACGTCAAGCTAGTAATATTACTTAGTGTAACAATTGCAAAATTGTTAGTATTACTGCCCGTAGTTAGCACTCCGTTTTCTGGAATAGTTAGATGGCTAGATTGTACGATACCTTCAGGAGAGGTTATCTCAAGAATTGGTAATGTAGAATCATCATTTCTAGTTACTGTTATAGAACCTGAAGCTGTAGGTGCTGCATAATTAAATGCTTTAATCCTAGTTCTTGGAAGTGCTATGGTACTGTCACCCCCAAAACCAACTTGAATAGTTCCTACAGATGTTCCAGCAGCAACAGCAAAGTTTGTCACTTCTGCAAAATAATTAGTGGTAAATACAGTTACTGCACTTTCCCCACCTGCAAGGGTTTCAGTTACTGTGTTACCACCTAAATCACCAACTACAAAACCTGAAATGTTGTAGTTAGTACTAGAATCATCACCCGCACTATTTTGAACAGATACTTTATACCCAGCACCATTTCTACTAGGAGTGCTTTTTAAAAGCGATATAGTACCTGTAGCAGTTGCTGATGCAAAATAAAAATTATCGTCAGAGGAGGGTGTAATAGCAAATACATCTGATTGCATAACTTACTCCTCATTAAATAGTATAAAATCCGCCAGCAGATACAGGTTGCATGTACTCAACAGTTGCCACAGCATCTCCTAAAAGATCAACAGTAGCTGCTGAAGCTGGAAGGTATGTAGCAAACACCTGAACACCGCCTGTGCCTACATTAATAGAGGCTGTACCCATAGCTGAACTTCTAATATTAGTTATAGCTGCAATGCTTGAGCTTCCTAAGAAAGTAGCATCTCCTGTAGAAGTTCCCATAACAACAGTTGCGCCAGCAGAAGCTCCACCTGCCTCAAAAACATTTAAAGATACATTAGTAACTTGTGCGCCCGGAGGTAGAGTTGCAACAGTTGTTGTTGCAGTAGCTCCTACAATATCCACTCTAGCGGATTGAGCCATTAATACAAAACCTGTGTTTTGCACGTCTGTGCCTACAGTTGTACCTGTAGTGTCTTTGGTTGGTCCTGCTTTTATAGGACCAGAAAAAGTAGTGATACCCATGTAATTCTCCCTGTGTATTAGCACATAGATTATATCATCTCTAATAAGTCTGCTAGGTCAGTTGATATAATTTTAACCCTAGAAAACAACAGGGGGCCGAAGCCCCCTATTATCAAGAAGCTCCTGGAGAGCCAAACATTCCCAAAGGATCTGAAACGCCAAATGAATAACGCTCACGAGCCTTGTATCTAACATTGCCTGTATCAAAATCTCCATCCATAGATGTTGCCATCGGTGTACGGACAAAATGCTTTAAACCGTTAGGTACATCAGTTGTTAAAAAGAAAGCATTTGTATCTGTTAAATAGTGATTAACAGTATAGCCTTCAGGTATTGTCCCATTGCTCTTAATAGCATTGAGGTCATTATCAGCCGTTCCTACTCTTAACTCACTGTCAAGAATACGAGTAGCCACAAACATCAGTGCTGGTGGGATAATTAACTTCTTAGGTTTAGCAGCTATCAACAAGCCACGCTCATCAGTCCAAGCAGCAATTTGAATTACCGCATCTTCGAGAGATGTTTCATTTAAATCTGCGCCTGTAGAAGGGCGGTTGCTGTTAGTGCCACCATTTACTAACGGGTGTGAGGTAGAAAATAATACCTGTCCATCACCATAAGTAGGGTTACCTGTACCAGTAAAGCCTTTGTTAAGAATTGTTGCAGACTTAACTTGTTTTGTATACGCCATAGCACGAGCCAACGCTTTGGTGTAACGAGATGACAATGAGTCATACAAGTTATCCTCG